GAAACTTTATTGATATACCAATCAAATATTTGTCTAACAACTTCGGATTCACTCGGAACAATGATGTAATCATTAGCGATTATTTTATAACCAAATAATCTGACGGTGGTGTTGAGTCCTTTGCTCATTTTTTTAGCGAAAGTCCAACGGAGATTTTCGGAGATTTGTCGTGATTCTTCTTCGGCAATACCAGCAAGAATATTAAGGATGAATTCATCAGAGAAATCTTTGGTAGAAATGTTTTCTTTTTCAAAGAAGATAGTAACACCACAACTTCGGAGTTCACGAATGAGTTCAGGAACCTCGATTGCGTTGCGGCCAAAGCGAGATACTGATTTCGTAAAGATCATATCAAGACCACCCTTACGAGCAAGAGCCATCATATTATTAAAGGCAGGACGATTTACCGTGTCCATCCCACTTTCTTTGTCTGCGTACACGCTAACGAGCTCGTAAGATGGATTTGCGTTTACAGATTTGATGAGTTCATTAACTTGAAGCTCATAACTCGATTCTTGTTCATCACTAACAGTGGATACTCGAGCATAGATTGCAACCCTTTCTTTACGAACGAAAGTGCCAACATCGACTGGTATAACACTAACACTACACATGATAAACCACCCGATATTTAATTCCTTTTTGTTGATCGTAGTCGATATAGAGTTTTGAAAGAAGCGAGGGAAGAGTTTTTAGTTCCTCAATTGACTTTGACAATTCTTCAGTATCTTTGGATCCCGAGATAACCAAAACTAACTCTTCGGGACTTGCAACGATGATTTTGTAAAAAGACTTTATTATAAGAGTGTCCTTAACGAAATCTTCATCTCCAATGACTGAATCCATAATTTGAATTAAATTATTATTACGGACAGAAGAACTGACAATGCTTTCAAGTTCTCGTATTTCATTTCGAAGTAATTTTTCTGCATCTAGTAATTTTTGATTAATGCCATTTGCCTTTTTAGCAATTACAGCGTTGAGCTGAAAACGCTTATCTCTCAATTTAATGGTTAAGTCGTTATTCTCAACCGAAAGGAGTAGTAGATTCTTTAATTCGTTCAAAACAGATTGATGATTGAAAAGCTCGTGAATTGAGTCTTTAACAGCACCCCAAACGAGATTATAAGGTATCCGTGGACTAGAGCATTCTTTTATCGTTGTGGGATTATGATCACAATTCAAAACAACAAATTCGCTTGGACGGTTATGATTGATTAAATGGCGATGTAGTTTCCGCTGACATTCCTCACAATAAACAAGATTTGTAAGAGGATATTTGGTCATTTGATTTGTTCGACGAACAGTAAGCATTGATTGAACAGTTATGAAATCATCTTTTGAAATTATCCCTTCATGATGATTATGGACATAATACTTTGGTTCGAGATTATCGTTTTTAACTTGTTTATGCGTTAAGTAATCGGGAGTACAAGTTTTTTGTAAAATTGCATCACCAGTATACTTTTCATTTGTTAATAATCCACGAACCGTAGAATAAACCCAAGACTTGGCTCTTAAGGTAGGTATTTTACGATCATTTAGAATTTTGACAATATCGTTAATATTGTATCCCTCAATGAAAAGCGAAAAGACAAGACGAACTACTCTGCTTTCTTTTTCATTAATAACAAATTTCCCGTTCTCATCTTTTTGATAACCATACATTCTTGTTATGTGGGCGATGCCATTCTTAAATCGTTTCTCAATGCTACATTTAACATTAGTGGAAATTGAACGACTTTCTTCTTGAGCAACACTTGAAAGAACCGTTAAAACAAAATCAATTTTTGTGTCGTCACTGCGAATGTTCTCCTTTTCAAAAAAGATGATACAACCGTTATTTCTAAGTTCCCGAACAGTAGTAAGAACATCAACCGTATTGCGAGAAAAACGAGAAATTGATTTGACGAGAATAAGGTCGATTTTCTTGTTCATTCCTAGTTCAACCATTCTCATGAACTCAGGACGCTTTTTAGCTTGAGTCCCAGTAATTCCTTTGTCGGCAAACATGCCTATAAATTCCCAATCGGGATTAGACTTAATCCGTTCGGTGTATTCGTCAACTTGTGCCTTAAAAGAATTAACTTGATCGTCTTCATCAGTGGACACCCGAGCATAAGCGGCAACCCGCAGTTTTGTTTTATTAGTTTTAGTAAGTGAAGTATCGACTTTAACCGGCATTCTTCCGCTCAACATTGAAGCGGTCTTTTCTAGTTTTGGCACGAATATTCTTAATAGTGATACCGTAAGAATTGCGATTGATCGAATAGCAAGTCACGCTTCAAAACTAAAACCTCGTCACATTAAAAAAGATAAAGATGCATTACTTGAAAGCGATAGTGAAATTAACTTCTTACTTAAAAATGCACCAAATCCATTTATGAATCCGATCACTTTTATTTACCGAATAACTGCCCTTTTATTCATCAATAATAACTGCTTTATTTATCCCTTAGTTGATGCTAGTGGAAATCTTGAAGGTTTGTTTCCGCTTCGCCCTCATACAGTCGAAGCAAGTAAAGACGGAAGCGGAGGACTATATCTAAAATTCTTCTTTGATAGTGGCGAATCTTATACACTTCCTTATGAAAATATTATCCATTTGCGGCGTTTTTACTGCGAAAACGATGTATTTGGTGGAAATGGCGCGCTTAGCGACCATGCGACACTTATTAAAACAGTCTCGATCAATGACTCGATTCTTAAAGGTATTGATAATGCGATCAAATCGTCGCTCCAGATTAAAGGACTACTAAAGATGAACGCGATGCTTTCACAAGATGATAAGGACAAACAAAAAAGCACTCTTTGATAATGCACTCCGCACTTCAATAAAAGATAATAACTCCGCGATTATCCCAGTTGATTTAAAAGCTGATTATGTCCCTTTAAATAGTGATCCAAAACTTGTCGACGCCGCGACATTAGAATTTCTTAACGAGAAGATCCTTTCATATTTTGGGATTAGTAAGCCAATATATTTAAACAAATACACAGAAGAAGAATTCAATGCTTTTTATGAAGGAATAATCGAACAACTTTCTATTCAATTAAGTGAAGAGTTTTCTCGCGTTTTATTAACAAAAGAAGAAAGAAAAAAAGGTGAGCAAATTATCTTTTATAGTGAACGACTTCAATATGCATCGTGGAACACAAAAGTAAATGCGATTGAAAAACTAATGGGCTTAGGACTTATGAGTTTAAATGAGTCGAGGTCATTACTTGGCCTAGAGCCAGTCGAAGGTGGAAACAAGCGCCTTCAAAGTCTGAACTTCGTCGATCAAACAAAAGCAAATCTTTATCAAGTGGGTGAAGAAGACAAAGAAGATTAGAAAAAAGACATATCCACGCACTTCAGGATATGATACCTAGGGTTGTTGATAGTTTTTACAACCTCATCGATAGCAAGTTTATTTGATTCATAATACCTTTTCATATCTTCTAGATGATTTCTGCCAAATTTTTGTGTAACACCAGAGTAGCCTAGAGAAGATTTGACTCTAGTATCGAGTGCCATAGTGCAACCAAGAGTTCCTAAAATAATTTTGGTAATAAGAGTATCGGTAGGAGAAACGCGTTTTTGTTCATAGTGATTGTACAACAAGTCAAACAATTCAATCACTAAATTAATATTTTCCCCATAATAATCAGAGGGAGAAAGTTTGTATAATTTTCTATATCTTTGATTAATGACTATTTTAACAGCGCCAACATGTACCTTATAACTACATCTTTGTAATAATGCCGCCGAACCTCGATACATTCCCCGACTAGCTAAATATATACAAAGATTTAATGCCATAAGATTAATATCACTTTCTGAAGGTGACTCAATAGACAAAATGTGCTCAAAAGCATCATTTTAAAAACGCATTACGGACTCACTTATAAATATGATTATAAAGTTAAGTATTAGTACAAATGAAACCCCATGAGACTTTATAAAATACTAAAGTCTTTAAAGCTTGTGTTTCCTGACAATCCATCGATTTTTTTTAGACTTTTCTCGTCTTTTCTAAACCAAATATTAAAATATGACTTAAAAGATGTTGCCATGTTGAATGGCGAGCAGTGAAGGCAAGAAGAACCTTTTGGTATAGTTAAGCATTTATTTAAATGACTAATTATTGTTGGACATGGTTTCAATCCAATATTTAAGATGTCAGTTACATTTTCATTCTTAAAAATATCAAATCTTCTATACTTGCCTTTACGGTTAATAAGAATTATTCCGTATTTAAAGTATAAGAATTCAACTGTTTTAACATATGGTTCTTTAATAGTTGTTATTTTATCTAAAAATTCTACGGCATTATCTATGCTAGAAAACAAAACTGACAGGATAAAAAGTTCGCTTGGTGCTGGTACCATGCTCTCCAACAAAAATGCAACTTCTTTAAATCTTTTGTAGTACTTAATTTCTGAATTTAAGCAGTATTTTTCATCATCACAAACGCCATTATACCCTTCTTGCCCAATAATCAACTTTAGTGATTCGGGTTGTTTCGAATAATCAGGAATAAAATACTCTATTTCTTTAATTAACTCATCGACTGTCATAATCATTTATCCACCGCGTTTCTTTCTATGCTGGGTCTACTGTATAACTTAAATTGTTTAATATATTTGTTTATAGAAATCACTATCCCGTATACCCCCAGACAACTGGACGTGAGTTAGGGTTCCATAATGAATTCCATCCTGCTGGTTTACTATTTGCTTCGGCATAAATCGTCACCATATAACAGTCTCTGAATACATTCTCGTCCATCGTCGTGACTGTACTTGGAATAATGATTGTTTTTATATTAAAGAGACTATCGAATGCGCCCTCACCGATGCCTGAAATTTTGCGTGGAATAGTAATGCTCTCTATGACATAACAGGAACGAAAGGCATATTTAGGGATTGAAGTTAAGCTTTCAGAAAGAACGACTTGGGTCATTTCATTGCATCCTTGAAATGCGCCTTCGCCAATACTCGTAACGCTATTAGCGAGAGATATTCTATAAACATAGCCAACAGTCCAGTGGCTTTTATTTGATCCACAACCACAAAATGCATAATTTCCTATGCTTATAACCCCCATTGGAATATAAATTGATCTCATTTCTACACAATAATAAAATGCATAATCTCCGATTTTGGAAATATTTGAGGAAAAGAAGACATTTTCTAATAGTGAACATTTATAAAATGCCTTTGCTCCTATTTCTTTAACTGGAAGTCCTTTGTGATAATTAGGAATATACACTGTCTCAGATGAACCAGAATAACCGCTTACGATGTAATATGAATGGTCAGAAGATAAAGTAAAAATTTGTCCAGGCGTTTCTCTTTGTTCTGAATATTGTGCTGTAGTTGTAAAATTACTTTTTACGTTCGTTAATTCTCT